ATGCGGATGTCAGCGTCACGGGCGTATCTGCAACGAGTGCTGTGGGCACCGTTACGCTCAAGTGCGACAACAATATCGCTGTCGACGGATTTGAAGCGACTGGCTCAGTGGGTTCAGTATCGACTACAGCCAGTGCCGTCGTTGCTGTCACTGGCGTTTCTGCTACTGGTGCAACTGGTACAACAAATGTTTGGAGCCTTGTCATACCAGGTCAAACGGCAAACTACTCGGCTGTATCGGACAGTCAGACACCAAATTACTCGGCTGTATCAACAAGCCAAACAGCGAACTGGGAAGAGGTAGCCTAATGGTACGAAGGGTCAAAAAGGTTATTAAGGGTTTAGAGAAAGCTTCTAAAACTCACAAGAAGCAAGCTGAAGCGCTCAAGAAGCATGTGGCGTCTATGAAGAAGCCAAAGCCTAAGACGAAAAGTCGGAGAAGATAGATGGCAACTTATGTTAACGATCTACGCCTAAAAGAGATTGCTACTGGTGACGAGGCAGGCACCTGGGGAACCAGTACCAATACAAATTTAGAGCTAATTGCAGAGGCATTCAGCTTTGGCACGGAAGCTATTACGACTAATGCTGATACCCACACTACTACTATTGCCGATGGGTCTACTGATCCCGGCAGGAGCATGTTTCTTAAATACACTGGAACTCTTGATAGCACTTGCACCATCACTATAGGGCCAAACACGGTTAGTAAGTTGTGGTTTATCGAGAACGCAACCAGCGGATCGCAGAGCATCATCATCAAGCAAGGTTCTGGTGCCACCATCACCATACTTAACGGTCAGACCAAAGCAATTTACAGCGATGGTGCAGGTTCTGGTGGCGCGATGGTTGATGCGTTTACTGATCTGTCTGTCCCATCGTTCTTCGTGTCAGGCGATTTAGACGTAGATGGCACCGCTAATCTTGATGTTGTAGATGTCGATGGTGCATCAAGTTTTGCAGGAAATGTCACAATTGAAACAGGCGCAGATCTACTAACCGCATCGGCAGGTAGCGACAACATTCGTATTGGCGAAAACGCTGGAAACAGTATTGCGAGTGGCGGCACGTCTAACATCACAATCGGCAAGGACGCGGGAACCGCTATAAGCACGGGGGATTTCAATATAGCCATCGGGCAGGATGCTCTAAAAACTGAAGATGCACACGGCGGCAATATAGCGATTGGTTACGAGGCATTGGAATCCCAAGACGCTGGGGCAAATGCGTTCTCGGTAGCGGTAGGTCATCAAGCAGGCAAATCAATCAGCACAGGGGTTCAGAACACCCTAATCGGTGGTCTAGCAGGGGACGCTCTGACTACGGGTAATTACAACGTGGCGGTTGGGTATGAGGCGTTAAGCACTGAAGATGGTAACGGCAATGCCGTAGCTGTTGGCTATAGGGCGCTCAAGACACTAAACGCTGGAGCAGAATCATATAATGTAGCGGTTGGAGTTGACGCAGGAACGTCCATTACCACTGGTGCTAGAAATGTCCTTGTGGGTGCTTTTGCTGGGGACGGACTAACGGATGCTGACTTCAACGTCGCTGTTGGTTTTGGCGCATTAGACGTTGACGTTCTAGGTAGTAAATCTACAGCCGTTGGTTACGGGACTTTAGAGGTTCAAAATTTTACTACCGCCACAGATACTTTCAATACAGCGGTGGGCTTTGAAGCGGGCCATGTAATCACAACCGGAACCAACAACACCCTTATTGGTGGTATTGCAGGTGATGCCCTTACCACGGGCAATAACAACACTGCTCTTGGTTATCAAGCTCTAAGCGCTGATACAAAAGGTGATAGGGCCGTAGCTATAGGTTTAGGCGCGTTAGCTGTACAAAATTTCACCACAAACACAGATAATTATAATGTTGGTGCGGGTTATTTTGCTGGTGGTGGAATCACAACGGGAATCTTCAACACCATCGTCGGCGGTCTTGCCGCTGATGCGCTTACTGAAGGGACAAGAAATGTTGCCATCGGTAAAGATGCGCTGACATCGGATACTTTGGGCAGTAGGTCAGTCGCTGTTGGTTTTGCGGCTTTATTTTCTCAAAATTTCACTACTGCCACCGATACTTACAACGTGGCAGTAGGCGAGCAAGCAGGTCTAAACGTCACTACGGGAACCAAGAACACCCTTGTCGGTGGCCTTGCAGGCGATGCGATTACCACAGGCACTAACAACAATGCTTTCGGTTATAACGCTTTAGGAGCAACCACAGAAGGGCAGTTTAACAACGCTTTTGGCGAAGCTGCGCTGCTGTCAAATACTACGGGCGATAGCAATGTCGCTATTGGCGGTTCTGCTCTCAGGGCTAATACAGACCAAGATAAGAATACCGCTATTGGTGAGTCCTCGTTGAGAGTAAATGTAAACGGTGCAAAAGCTGTAGCCGTAGGATCAGGTTCTTTACAAAATCAAAACCCCAGCACAGATACAGATACTTACAACGTAGCCGTAGGCGTTGACGCAGGTAACGACGTCACTACGGGGCTATACAACACTATTATTGGAGGTCTAGCAGGCGATGTTCTGACCACCGGCGGCAGTAATGTAGTAGTAGGGGTTGATGCGTTAGGTGCAGATACACAAGGAAGTCGTGCTGTTGCGGTCGGTATGAACGCCTTGCTTCGTCAAAATTTCACCACTGCTACAAATGGTTACAACGTCGCTGTTGGCTACAGTGCAGGCGATCATATCACCACGGGAGTTCAGAACACTATCGTTGGTGGTCTTGCAGGTGATGCCTTAACTGACGCTGACTTTAACGTAGCTGTGGGCATAGGAGCTTTGGGTTCTGACACGTTAGGAAGTAGGTCTGTAGCGATTGGGTCAGGTGCTTTAGACACACAAAATTTCACAACAGCTACAAATACTTACAATACAGCAGTGGGGTTTGAAGCAGGGACGGCAGTCACCACGGGGAGGGGCAACACCCTCATCGGATCTTATGCAGGTTTCTCTGTAAATACGGGCACGGATAATACATTTGTTGGTCACGATAGCTCTGGCGAATTTGGCGCAGGACATCTAACAACCACGGGCACTGGCAACACCTACGTTGGGGCAGGAAGTGGTAGTCGTATGACTACTGGTTCCAAGAATTCTATTTTGGGAATGTTCGACGGCAACGAAGATGGCTTAGACATGCGTACCGCAACCAACCGCGTCATCCTATCAGATGGCGATGGTCAAGTCGGTTTGGAATTGAATATAAGCACGGGTGGGCAGGCGATTATTCAAAGTGACGGTATATCAAGATTAGGGGCAGGACAACAACTTTTATCTGCCACAGACTACGATAATGTTTTGTTCCCAGGCATGTATCGAATTGACAACAACGCAACGAATGCTCCAACGACTAGCTTCCATGCAGTGGTTGTTTTTGGCAACGCTGGAAACGTTACTACTCAGATCGCAGTAAAACTTCAATCTACTGAAGTTTATGTTCGATCTTTCAACACGGCTTTCACAAGCTGGGATCGCATAGACACATAAGGGCTAGGCATGTATTTATATTTCAAACCTGACGGGACTCTGTTTATTCGTAGTAAAAAACGAATTACAGAGGATTTGGATTCCTCTTTGACAGAGATGTTAGTTGATGACGATCTTATTCTGACTAAAGAAGGCGAACCAGATTCAGAGGGGATAGTTGCTCTCCGAGAAAAAACTAAGTCAGAAATAGAAAATTCTCTGACATACGCGAACAAACGAGTTACGGAATACCCTTCTATCGAGGATCAACTGGACAAAATATATCACGAAGGAATTGACGCTTGGAAAGCTGACATACAAGCGATTAAAGATAAATACCCAAAGTCGTAGGAGGAATAAATGTCTGAAGAGGCTAGAACCGACGAAGAAAAAGCGAAGATGTACCAAGCCATGTTAAATGGCGCGAATGTTATCACCAGTGTGTTGGCATCTGATAACGAGTTCGGCAACGATCTCACAGGTGCTGAGAAGCAAGAGCGTGTACTGCGTAGTGCCGGTTATTTAGAATACGGCAAGGCGCTAGGCGATTGGGGGTCAGAGGACTTTTCTGCCATCGACTCTGCTGTAGCAGCCGCAAAAGCATATAAGCCATAAGGAAAATAGAACGTGCAAATCAACCTAGAAGAACATGAGATCAACGCAATCCTAGCGGTACTGGGCGATATGCCTAGCAAAACTGGGACTTGGCCTTTGATGATGAAGATTAAGGTACAAGCTGATGCTCAGTTGGTTGAATCAGAAGAAGGGCCAGAAGAAGGCGAGGGAAAAGCTGCTGTCGAAGCCATAAATGGCTGAAATTTCGTACAAGATGCATCCTCTTCCGTCAGTGTTTTTGATGGAGTTGGACATCCCGACAGAGTTCGTAGAGGCGTGTAACGACTATCTTGATGAACTTGTCACGCAGGACGATAGGGTTAGTGCAGCGCATACGCTCGTAGGCCAGATCAAGACAGGCGAGCAGCTTGTTATGGATCACGAAGACCCAAGGCTAGTACCCTTTTCTAAGTTTCTGTGTGAGATGAGCGTCACGTACATCAATCAGTTCATGGCTCAATCTGGTCAGGTTCTGGACGGCAACAGAAGCGTCGAGATGGATGAGCTTTGGTCAGTCCACAGCTACCAAGGTGATTACAACCCGATTCACGATCACGGCACTAAAACCGTCATGGGTGTTAGCTGTACAACGTGGACGAAAGTACCGCCTCAGATAGCACAGGGGTCAAGACCGGGATCGCAAGAATACGGGTTATACAACTCTAGTGGCGAGAGTGACGGATGTTTACATTTTAACTACGGGGCCTCGAGCACATGGGACAGAGAACGGCTGAAGCCTACGCAAAGCGTCGTTGCTCGACCAATAGTCGGACGTTTGTACTTATTCCCCAGCTGGATGCAGCACATGGTGTATCCGTTTCAGGGGGAAGGCGAGCGAAGGACAGTAGCCGCCAACATAAATTGTTTTCCTGTAGAGGGATCACAAGATGGAAATAAGCATTAATGACACAGCGCAGGTCAGTTGGAAGCAAGTCGCTGTACAAAAGCAGGAGCGTTTGAGAACCGGCGCGGAAGGCGAGACTGTGCGTGAAGCGGTAGAGACAATCATACCAACTATGTACACCAAAGAGGGCAACAGGGTCGAGGCGCAGCAATTAGCATCGACACAACGAGTAAATATAAGCGTATAACCCATGATTATCGAGTCTGTTGCAGCCGCTGGGATGCTTCTCCAGCAGATCAATTCGGTGATCCAAAATGTCAATGAAGGCAAAGCCAACGTGCAACAAGCGATGGCTCTTGTGTCTGATTTCGGAGAAGCTCTTAACAACTTCGAGGTACAACGTAAAAGCTCGACGTTTAATGCGCTCTCAAAGAATGACATCCTCAAGCTACAAATGCTTCGTAGGAACCAGGAAAGATATCAAAAAGATCTGAGGGATTTGCTCCTGGTTGCAGACCCCAAACTGCTAGAGGACTACGACCAAGCAATTAGGCAGCAGGAACAAGACAGGAGGGCACACGCGAGACTAATGGCGAAACGTAAACGCGAAAAGCAAATCCTCATTCAACAACTGCTTGTTGGCGGCACGACTCTTATCATCGGAGGCGGCATTGCAGTCCTAATCTTTGTCTTGATTCTAAAAGCCTTCGGATGATTATGGCGTTTCTGCTTGTCATGGTAGTTGAGGGCGAGCAAGTCGCAGGTAGATTTCACTTCCGCAACATTCACAGGTGCAATCAGTTTGCTTTTTGGCTCGAACAAGGGTCTATCAAGCCCATAGAGGGCAGGCGTCTGAACAACCAAGAGAATATTACAGCATACTGCATCCCTGTTAAGGTGCCGCAAAACACACAATTTTATGACTGAGATGGCAGCGAAGAAATTAGAACCTGGATCAGACTATGATCAGTACGACACCGATGGTGACGGCGTTGTCACTGATGATGAGCTAGAGACTAGCAAAGAGCTACAAGAGCTAAAAATCAGCAATGAAAGAGCACAGGCTCAACGCAGCATGAGTTGGTTTGCTTTGTGGGGAATGCTCTTGTATCCGTCCTTAGTAGTCGTAAGCAGTTGGGCTGGTCTAGTACAGGCAGCAAGTATTCTCGGTGATATGGCCTCAGTCTACTTTGTGTCGGTCGCAGGTATATTGGCAGCGTTTTTTGGAGCGCAGGCATGGTCAAACAGAGGTAATGGTAGATGAGTTTAGTCGGACAGCTAATCGGCCCAGTCACAGGTTTACTCGATAAGTTCATTGAAGACAAAGATCAGAAGAATGCTTTGGCCCATGAAATCGCAACCATGTCGGAGCGTCACGCGCAGGAAGCATTAAAAGGCCAGCTAGAAATCAACAAGATGGAAGCTGCACATAAGTCGTTATTTGTGGCTGGGTGGCGTCCCTGCATTGGATGGATCTCTGCGTTTGGTCTGCTTTACAACACCATCATTGTAAACATATTAGGCATTTGGGTAGATGTGCCAGAGGTGGATACTACGCTCCTAGTGCCCGTTATGATGGGTATGCTCGGATTGGGCGCTATGCGTTCTTACGAGAAGGTCAACTCCGTAGCACGGGAGAAGTAATGAGCAAGCTAGTCGAAATGATTAAGCGCCATGAGGGTGTTAAGTCAAAGGTTTACCTGTGCTCTGCTGGCTACGAAACGATAGGTGTTGGCAGAAACATCTCTGAGTCTGGCCTAGGGCTTTCTGATGACGAGATCGACTATCTTCTCAACAACGATATCAAGCGGGTTCGAGAGGAACTCCAAGAAACATATTTCTGGTTCGGTGGACTGAATGAGGCTAGGCGCGATGCGATGGTCGATATTTGTTTTAATCTTGGTCTTACCAAACTGCGCGGGTTTGTTAACGCTTTAACTGCCATGAGCAGGGAGCAGTTCGATGTGGCAGCAGATGAGTTTATGGATAGCAAGTGGGCGCAGCAAGTTGGCACAAGAGCTATCCGTGTTACTGAAATGATTAGATCTGGAGAATACATATAATGGCTAAAAGCACTCCGGGACTTAGCGCATCTAAAGGTTCTGCTCAGACTATTCCAAACAGAGGATTTGGCTCTTCACCTATGTTCAGGCCGCAGCCTAGACCTCCATTCGGGCAGTTTTACGGATCGGGTGCTACAAACTTTTATCGTCGGCCAAGCTACAGTTACGGAGTTCCTACAGGGTTAGGGGCTTTGCTCTCAGGGCAGCAATCTCCATTCGGTAGGATGGTTGATCCAGCAACAGGGTTCCCTCAAAGATCATTATACTCGACCCCAAGACCAGTTATGCCGCCCCCTCCGGGGCGTCCAGATTTTGGAAGAATCGGTCGAGGAAAAATTGGTATGGGAGGGGCAGGGACTGTTAGGCCGTTAGAGCAAGAGCCAGTGATGGATAGGCAACCACAGCCCGCGCAAATCGAGACACCTTCCCC